TATCTAATTTATTTATTTTGTATTGTTTTATTAAATCTAGCATAAATTTAATATAATTTTTTTTATATAAATTTACACAAATTAAAAATTTATTTATTTTATACTTTCTACGTTATAAAGTTTATTCCAAAATATATTGCATAATTTATTAAAATTAATATAAATAGAAAAAGATTTATTATCTGATTTTATAAAAGACTCGTTTTCTTCGTTTATTTCTTTTTCTTCTGATATTTTTTTTATATTAATTTTATTAGAACTATTGTTATCTTTGTTTAAATCTATTTTTTTTAAATTTTCTTTTAATGTTTTTAAATCTTCCGGGCTTATTTTATTAAATTCCAATACTACAAAGTAAGAATTATTAATAAGTTTTATAGATCTAGTAATATTACATTTTTCATATTCAGAATCTTTACTAATAACTTCTATATCACTGCTGTTAAATTTTAAGTTTTTATAATTAAAAGAAAATTCACATGAAACATCACTAATATTTTTTTTACTATTTTCTGGCTTGTTTAATTTAAATTTAACAGAAATATTGATAGGTATTGATTTTATCTTAGGATTAAATTCTTTTGTAAAAATAAATAGATTATCTATTTCTGTATCTTTATATAAAATTTTTCTTACTTGTTCATTAATATTAATAGTTAAAAATTTACTAAAATAATAGAAAAATAACTCTTTAGAATTTTCACTTTTGTTTTCATCACTTAAACTTAAATTAAAATAATCTTTTTTTTGATTATTAGAAATAATAATTTTATCTAGCTTTCGTATATAAGAAGAAAAATTTAATTCAACTTCAGATTGATCGTTAATTTTTTTTATATCTTCACTATTCATGTTTACATAAATTATATACTTTAATTTAGGTGTCTTTTTTTGTATTGTTTTTTCTTGAAAAATTTTAATAATTTCTTTTGATTCATTTAAAAAATTTAATAAATATTTTATTTTTTTATACGAGCTAGATAATTTCTTGTCTTTTTCTTTTGATTCTTTTACTTTTCCTTTTTCTATTTCGTATGAATTAATACTATTAAAAATATCTTTATCTAATTTGTTTATATCGTTTTCTAATATTGAAAAATCAAAATCTCTTGAGCTCTTTAGAAATTCGATTTTACTTATATTTTTTCTTTCTTTTGTTTCTTTAATGCTTTCTTTAACGTAAAATACCTTTTTATCTTTAGTTTTTTTTGAAACTTGAACTATATTAATTTCTACATCAGTTATCTTTAAATCTTTAAAACTAAAAAAAGAGTATAGTAATATATTAGAAATAGATTTACTAAACTTAGGGATTATCTGTTTTTTTCTTATGATTGCGTTTATTGAATTCTTATCTTTGTCACTAAGATTTATGCTAGAAAGTTTACCTAAGTTTTTATTGCTAAATTTTATTCTTGACATTTTTTACCTTTTATTTTTCATACTCAGATTTTAATTTATCTTCTTTTGTTTCTACGTTCAAAGTATTTATTTTTTCTATTTTCAGATTAAACTCTTTTATCTTGTTAGTATCGATTTTTGTTTGATCTACTTTTTTCTTTTTGTTTACTTCGTCACTTTTTACTGTATAACCTTTTTTCTGTATAAATATTTTTATTTTTTCAATGTCATCTACTTGTTTTTGTTTTTTTGTTATATCTGCTTGTATTTCGTTTATAACATTCTCAGGAAGAAAGTATTTTGTTCTATCTTTGTAGTTTTTTAGTACATTGTATATATTGTTTATAGCATTAGTATGAGTACCATATGCGTCATTAAATGATAACTTTATATCAGTTTCAAATTTTCCTTGTGATATAGAATGATTAACTTCAGTTATAAAGTATGAATTATCTATAGAAGTATTAGTTAAAAAATCAATAAATAGTAAATTTCCAATAGAAGCTATTGGACAGCCTAAAGTAGATATACTTACATCTCCATGCATAGAAGGCATAGGCAATTCATTGTCAAATTTAACTCCTGATATTTCATAGCTTTTATCACTATCTATCATTTTAATTGTACCTATTACTTGATGATTTTTAGTACTAAACGATGCTTTAGTAATAGGAGAATTTTGAGATCCAATAGTTATTTGTGGTAAAATATTTTTTATTTTCTTTTTTATTCCTTCTAACTCAGGTATATTAAGGACTAGTTTACCTTCGTTAATTTGTTTTATATTCTCTTTTCCTATTATATTAATTAATTTTATTATACTAATATCTAAGTTTTTTTCGTTCTCAAGGTTCCTTAAGCTTCTTATAGTTTGATTTATTTTAACTAGATTTTGAGTTTGCAAATTAACATTTAAAAAGTCATTTAGTAAAGAGTCCAAAGAAGAATCTGTTTTATCGTAAAATATAATTTTGTATACTCTTCTATTTCTTACGCTTTTAGGAAATAATTTGTTTTTATTTGTAGGATTTATAAATTGTATTTTGAAATCAATGTTTGGCTTTTTAAAAGAGCCTCCTAACTGATTTAACCTATCTGACCTAACTTCTTCAATATTATCACCTTTTTTAGTTCCTAATCCATAAGCAATTTGATTACTTTCTACATGTATGTATCTTTTTATTATAAGAGTAATAAAAGATTGAACTGTAAATGTATAATTTTTTTTACTACTCATAACTTGTGTATTTAAAAAATCTATAAGATCTTTTTTTTCTATAAGAAATGATGCAATATTTTTATTTTTCATCAATCCAGAATTGTCATTAACAGTATTAAAAACTAATTGAATTTCTTCAAATAAATCTTTGCTTGATGTAACATAATTACCTATTAATCCTGTCATTAATTTTCCAAAAGTAATATAATCACTAGAATTTATATCGTCTTTAAATTTTTCTCGTAAGAGTTTTTTTATTTCTTTGTCGAAAAAAGGATCATCTTCGCTATCAGTAGTTAATTTTTTTAAAACATCTGAATTTTTATTACTTATTACTTCCTTTATCTTTTTTATGTTTTCTTTTATTTTATTAAAAGGTGATTCATCATTATCAAATGCTATTTGTATTATATCTCTTATAAAAGGTATATTTAAATTTTCAATAACTGATTTAATTACTTCATTATCTTTTGTTTTTTCTACTGAAGAGTTTGAAAAATCAAATAACTTTAAAAATTCAGTAGCATTTATATTTCCATTTACAAAAATATTTTTTGAATTTTGTAAAATACTTATCATTTCATCTAATTTTTTAATTTCAAAAATACTTCTTGTTTTAAAATATGAAGAAACGTCTCCTAATTTATTTTCTGATGCAAAATTGTATCTTATTGGTATTTTATTTTTTTTATTAGTATCATTTATTTTATTAATAACTGCGTTTATTTTTTTAAAACTTCCGTTAATATTATTAGTAAGACCTACAAACTCTGAATCTAATAAGATTCTTTGCTCTAATAAGTTGTGTGTATATAATTCTAAAGTAATGTCAACTCCTCCTGATTCATTAGAAGAAGTAGTAGCTGTTTTTACTATAAAACTATCTCTAACTTTTAGTTGATCAAGTATTTGAGCTTTTAAATTATCTTTTTGTTCAGATTCTAAATGATTCCATCCATATTCAATATTTACCCTGCAAGTTTGATTAGAATAATAAGCAGGACTAAAAAAGTGAATAACATCAGGCATTCTTGTTCTATCATGAATTGTCAATTTCATAGTTGCAGTTCTAAAAGGTCTTAAAGGATCTGAAGATATTGGTTTTTCACTTATGTTTATTGAAGTTATTGTTCCAAATGGTTTTGTTACATCTAAAATAGAATTTCTTCTATTCTTAATACCTTTTTGACTCTCCAAATACCCTAGATACTTTTCGTCAAAGTTGTTTTGAGTATTTGGAGATGTAAACATGTTCATTGTTAAAATATTTGTTAAATTTTCTTCATCACTTTCAGCATTTATTTTTAAATTATCAAAAGATCTATACACGTTTGTTGTATTTACACCTTCTACAGACCCAAATAAAAATCTATTTATAGAAGATGTTGAATCTTTAGTAGTTATACCATATGTCTCTAAAGAAGGCATTTCAAATATTACGTTTGCGTAAGGATATAATTTAGCAATATCCATGTTGTTTATATCATTAAAAAAAAACTTTAATTCTTTGTTTTGAGCATTAGAAAACTTTGTTTGAAGTTGATTATATAATAAAACAGAAAAGTTTGGTTTTGTTAAATTAGGATTATCTGGAGAAGAATTATAATCTTTTGAATTATGAAATAAATCATTAATTTTAACTACTTCATCACCATTATTATTACTATTATTCTGATTAGTATAATGACCGTATACTTTATCATTTTTTTTCAAAAAAAAAGAATGTTTTTTGTTATCTAATTTGTTTATTTTATAATCTGATTGAACTACTTTTATATCGTATTTTTCAGATATACTTTTTATTGTATTATTATTATTAGATTTACTTTGAATTTTTTCTAAAATATTTTTTAAAATATCGTGTGTAGTTAAACCACCTTTAGTTAAAGAGCAAAACAAATCTAATAAATTATCAAGATCAGCTTTGTCTAATCCAGTAGAAACACTTTCTTCTTCTAACTCTTTTTTTAAGTTTTTTAAAACTTCAGTAACATTAGCATTATTGCCAGGATCAAATAAACTCTGGTAAGAATTAGTGATTAGATCATATATTATTGACATTGTTTTACCTTTTATTGTAGCTTTAATGATTCTATTTGATCAAGATTAGTGGGTATGTATAGTACAATACCGGGAATTAGCTGGAGAGGCCAATTGATTCCACTCGCAGAAGCTATAACCCACCAATAAGAACTATCGTTATATTCTTCTAAAGCATAATTGTCTAATCTTTTTCCTGATTCTGATATAACCACTTTATAATCTATTGTATTTTTTTTAATACCTTCGTAAATTTTGCTATTTATATTTTCACGAGTAAATTTATATCTATCAAATGGCATAACAAATTCCTACTGTCTATTTATCTTATTAACTTTTTTCTTTATACTTTGTAGCCCTTGACCCGTATCATTATCTTTTCCATATTTATCACTTGGATCTCCAAACATTTCGTTGTTTACTTGACCTAAATTATAAACAGGAGCTCTCATCATGCCTGTGTAATCTAGTCCTGGAGTTATATCATGTATTACATCAAATCCTAACGTTATTTTTACTGATCTTGGGCCTCTAGATCCTATAACACCTGTTTCCCAAGTATGATTAGCAATCATATCATCCATTTGAAAACTATTTATTATTCCAGGCAAACCTCTACTCATATTAGTCTCAAAAGCTAAAGTTACAGGATTATTTAAATTTTCAGATCCATCACTTTCAAACGGATTTACTATCTGGTTATATCTACTTTCTAAAGAAGTTTTTTCGTTGTTTTGTTTCATTCCAGGTTTATACTCTACAACACATCTAGTATCAGCTACTATTTCAAAATCTTTATACTGATGATCTTTTTCTATTATTTTAACATCTAAAGAAGTCTCATTATTTTTACCTAATGCTATATTTTCATCTTCTATTTTAACTTTAACTGCCTTTTTTATTTTAATATAACCTTGAGTAAAATCATTAGTAGTAAAACCAAACGTCATATTTTTTCTATACATTCCGGGCAAAAGTATATATTCTATTTGATTTTCATTTATTCCTGGTATTGGAATAGGCGTATTTGATTCTTTAATATCAGGTTTTATTTCGACTGATTTTTCAAATAGTGCTTTTAAAGCAGTTTCATTGTCGAGTTCTTCGTCTCTTATCTCATGCATTCTAGATATATTAGTAGGACTATAGTTAGATTTTATAACATCACCAACTCTTAATCTTATTAAAGGAGAGTTTCCAGGCATTTGAGAAAAAGGAACGCTAAACGTTTCTTTTATAGTACCATCTGTAAATTGCGTAGAAACAGGTATTCCTCTAGTGTATTGTGGATATATCATTGATATTAATTTATTTATTTGATACCACATTAAGTCAAAGTCTTTTTTAGAAGTTGCTACTACATGAAAAGACAAGCTTAGAGTTCTAGAAGTTGATCTATAAGTTTTTACAGGTTCTACTCTTCCTATTCCTGAAATTGTTTCATGGTCTGGTTTAAAAGTATCTTGCAGTGTATCTAAGAAAGCATGAAAAGATAATATTTCATTTGTTCTTAAATCGTGAAAATAAAAAGGCATATACTCTGATTCTAGAGAATCTTCTATTTTTCTAACTAAGCTTATTGGAAGTTTATATCTACTAAAGCTTTTAGGAACATAAAAGTTTTGTAAAATATCTTCTCCTATTTTTAGAGATTGTTTGCCTTTAGCAGGAGTTTTATTACCAAATATATCTTTTAATAAGTGTTTATTTAATAAAAGGCCTTGTGGTAAACTTCTTATTCTAGTAGCTTGCTCACCAGGAACATTTTGTCTTTTTGTTAATAAGCTATTCCATTCGTATTTACCTTCAACATTTGAATTTATTTTGTTTTCTAATGTTTGAAAAAACTTTCCACCAATAGTTCTATTGTCAGGAGATTCTTTTTCTCTTTTATCGTAGTAACTTCCTTTTTGTAGAACACTTCTTAAAAAACTAGATCCTACATTTATTCTTTCAATGTAAAACTTTACATAGTAGTAATTAAATTCACTTAATGAACTTAATGTTGCATCATCTTCACTTTTTTTAGCTGAATATAATATTCTATTTTGCCATATTTTTTCTTGAGAAAATTTATTAAATAATAACTTTACTCTTTTTTCTAAAGATCCATTTATAGTCAATAAAGCTTCTACTATGTATAAAACAGTTGTTAATGCAACATTTAAAGGAGGGGCTGAAACTAAAAAAGTTTTATCTAAAAATAAAGTTCCTGTTAATTCTAAAAAGCTTTTAATATCAGTATTTGCATTAGCTGATATTTCTTTTGTTAGATAATCAATATCTATAAGTCTATCTGGTTTTATCCAAGCTAAAAAGCCAATAATAAATGATATAAATCTTTCATCTATAGACATTTTTGTTTTTGGATAGTTTAATTTATTTAATATAAATTTTGAATATACGTCAATACCGTCTATAGATCTATTTCCATATCTAAAAGTATAAGATTCTGCAACGTTATCATTGGTACCCTGTACTATTCTATTTGCTTCTACAAAAGCTTCTATTGTACCAATATAAGATATTGAATTAGATATAAATGCTATTATAGAATTTAATCTATTTAAAAAATATTCATCTCCACCTTTTGGAGGAGCCCAACCTGAAAGTATTTCAAACTCTCTAGCAAATACTTCGTCAGACAAATTAAAAGGTCGATAAGAATAAATTGACTCACTAGAATCTGGATTTACAAAATCAAAGCTTTCATTTTTTTTTAATTCAACTCTTCTCGAAAAAAAATCTTCATCTAAATCGCCAATGTACTGACCTTGTCTTGATCTAGTTATTAAATCGTTTAAAGATTCAAAACCAGGAAGATCTGTAGCACTTGCTACATCAAAAACAGGATCTCTTGATTGATAAATAGAATTAGCAAGTTTATTTTTAATATTTTTTACTTCGCTACGTGATAGTTCTTCTGAACTATTTTCTATGTTCTTTATCGAACCATCAGGTTGCAAAATATATTTCATAACTAATCTAATCCTTTATTGACTTTTTTAATATGTCATCAACTTTCATATCTTTTAGCTTGCCTTTATTATATTTATCATCTAAAATACTTTTAAAAATCTTTTCATTGTTTTTATTTACAGCTTTATTTATAATATTTTTAGACTCTTCAAAACTTAAACCAGAATGCTTTGAATAAACATACGCTAAAATATGTATATACTTACTCTGATTTTTCTCAATACTACTCTTAAAATCAAAAACTTTATTCATTACTATCTCTTTAAAAATTATATCTATGTTGTTTGAATCACTGTCGTTTGTTGATTTGCATTAAATCTAGCTCTTTCTTGCCCTACTAATAGCAACATACCATTTTCATCACGTATAAATACAGGTATTGTAACATTAACGTCGCCATTTTTAGAATTACTGTTTTCTTTTCTAAGCTCATTAAGCTCGTCAAACATTGCTTTAAAATACTTGAAAGCTTCATCTTGCTGATTGTAATTAAAATCACTATCATACAAAACATTTTGCATGTATCTTTTGTGTCGACGTCCATGAATATTCATTTTGTTAAATTTATGATGTGGAATTAAATTTTTTAATTCATATTCTGATAAATTATCTAAAAATTTAAACAAAGCTTTCGCTTTCGCTTCTTTTTTCATGTTAAAAAAGTCACTAGCATCAAATTGTCTATTTTTTGTTGATGTATAGTCCCTTAACATTTGAAAAAACTGATGAGACTTGCTGACTTCTTTTGTTCTCATTTGACTTGCACGTAACGTCATGTCGCTTTGATTTTGATAAGTTTTTGCTAATCTATTTAAAGCATCAAGCTGTGATTTTTGATAATTACTTAAAGTCTGTTGTTTTTGTTTATTATTCCCACTTCCGCCAAATGGATTTAATAATGATCCAATAGATTTTAATGATGACATAAAAATTTTATAAGACATTCGTAAAGCTAAAGGCACTCCTTTCCCAATTCCTTGTATAGCTCCTTGTAACAATAAATTAAAAGCATTAACGCCTATATCGATAATGACGCTTGTACCTTTATTTGCTAATTTTATTATTTTATCTTCTATTTTTCTATTTTTTTTAAAATTAAACTTTTTAAAAAGTTTTCTTATGTTAATAAAATCACTACCTGGATCTTTCATAGAATCCATAGTCTTTTTAACATCGTCAACAACAGATTGCATAAAAGGCAAAAATGATCTTATTGCAATACCTCCGCCTTCCAACATTGTATCTATTATTAAACTTTTTGTTTTAGCAAAGTGTTTATTCATATTTTGTGCAATAATTTCTAATTGATCATCTAAAGAATTTTTTACTTTATTTCTTTGATCTTTTGTTAATTCTGGCGACATTCTCAATCCAAACCCAGAAATAACTGCAGGTAATTGATCCATTATTTTTTCAAAGTTAGGAGTAACTACAGACTTTGTTATTCTATCAATGTAGTTTCTTAAATCAGAAAATGATTTTTCAAGTTTCTGCCTAAATTCTCCATCAGAAGTAAACTTTGTATGTATATTTGAAAAAGCTGTTGATAAATTAACAAAAGAATTTTTAAGACCTATACTATTTCTCATTGCGTCTTTTAATCCAGCAGTAAGTGCAGCAGTATCGTCAGCAAATGTTTTTATCTTTTTTGTTTTTGGTATAGAATGATCAAGAGCCTTAAATTGATTTATTTGATCTTGCAATTTTGAATCAGATTGAGGATCTATATTTCCAAATTCCTTTTGAGCGTCTTCAAAAGATAATCTGTTGTTCATCATAAGTCTTAACATGTCATCAGACATTCTTGTTTGTTGACTTAAAAATCTTTTCTGTCTAAAGTTTAATTGATCATATGTTGTTCCTGTATCTTTAAATGCATTAACAAAGATATCAGCAATTTCACCAGGGTTTTCAGCTTTTATTAACTTTAAAGCATCTATATTCATACCAAAAGCTTGATGAAGTTGTGAAGCACTTTCAACAGCACTTTCAAAAGTATCAAAACCCATTAACTTATCTAAATCAGAAACAGCAACGCCTAATTGTTTAAATCTTCCAACTAAATTAAACAATTCTTTTTCGCTCATATGTCCAAAATTAACAAAGTCTTTTCTTAAACTATTAACATCTTTTACTAAAGATTTTTGATTTAAATTAAACTTTTGCGCAGCTTGATCTGATGCATTTTGAATTCTACTAAAACTTTCAAATATTGATTCGTTTCTTGTGATTGATATTTTTGCTAAGTTGTTAATGTCATCGTCACTTAAAGCTAAAGCTCTTCTTGCTCTTTCAAAATGATTTGCTAATTTTTCATTATCAGACAAAGACCTGCCGTATATTTCTCCAAGACTTCCTAAAGAAGTTATATTCTTGTTTAAAGCTTCCATGAAATTTTCTACAGTTTCATAAAGCTGAAAATATTCACCTTTCATGTCTTGAAATTGAGTGTATATTCTTTCTCCTAATGTACCAACATTTTTAAAAGCTTGACCTAAAACAGACTTGTCACCTACAGAATACTCTTCTTTAAATTTTTCTAAAGTCATAGGTATAGTTTGATTAATTAAAGTATTGACTTCATTAGCTACTTCTATCATCATATCTTTTAAATTATAAAGTTTTGATGCTCCTTCTTCTATTTTTTGCATTGGATATCTTTTTATTTTTTCAAGTAATCTTTTTGTAGGTTTTATAGCAAATGCATCAATACCTTTCCCGATCATATTTCCTACAAATCTAGTAAGTCCTCCTCCAGTCACAAGTCTATCAGCAGCTAAAACACCACCTAAACCAGTTAATCCAAGTATATAGTCCAAAGTACTATTTCCTTGTTGAGATTTTTTAACAACTCCTGGTAATGTTTGTTGTTGTGATTTTTTTTGTTGCGTAGAAATAGGAGAAGTAGTTTGATCTGGTCCTATAGCTTTAATAATTCTAGGCTTACTACTTGCTCCTGGATATTCGTTATTTCCAAAATAATTTTGAACTAATACACGTATTCCTTTTGTTTGGTTATTTATTTCAATTTGTTTCATAAGTGCAGTAGTTAGTTGTTTTATTTGATCTTGTTGATTTTTTGTTGGGCTACCTAATTTCGAATCTATTTTTTTTATTATCTCATTGCAATTATTTACAATGAGATTGTTCATTGACATTAAAGATTTATCTAGCTTTTGATCTCCTGTATTTATTTTGTTTTGAGAATCAGTAGTAGATTGTTCATTATTACTATTATTTGTTGTATCATCACCATTTGCCATTATACTTTACTTTCTATTTATAAAAGCCATTTAATGCAAGTTGAGTTATAAAATTTTTCAGCTAAATAATTTTTTCTTTTTATAATTTCACTTATTTTTTGAATATCGTTTGTTTCAAGTGCATTTTTTAGTTTTTTGCATTCATTAGTCAATTCAACAAATATTTCTTGTTTAATATTGTAATTTCCTTCTGAAAGTTTATTTGTTTTTCCTGTTATATACTCAGCTGCAATTTTATGTAATGCAAAAGATACTTCTTCTAATTTTTTATTTTTCATAACTAACTCTCAAAAATATTATTTAATTATAAATATTCTTTTAAATTATTTATTTTGAGTTTGGTTTTTGTAATATTCTTCTTTTTCTTTTATTTCTTTTTGAAGTCTTTTTATAAACCAATTTCTTTGCCAAACAGGAATATTGTAGGCTGCATAATAAGTAAACCTTAGATGTTTTATTAAAACGTATATCTGTTCTAAAAGATATTCTTTGTCATTAGGTGTCAGGCCAAAAAAATGAAGTTCCCATAGGAATAATAACCTCACTTTCTTCTAAACAAGAATCACAAGTAATCCAAGATGACATATCAACACCAGGCTCATGCAAGTCTAAAAATTTTCTAAGAGCCAAAGAATCTCTAGCAGGCATATTTTTTACGAATAAAGATATCTTATTTCTATCTTTAATACTTTCAATAGAAACAATAGATTTTATTAATCTATCTGTTATTGTAGAACTTTGTTTAAATCCTTGCTTTTTTCTTCTTTCACTAGTAATAGTCATTTCTTTTTCGTCATGACCAGTTAAGAACTTTACTCTTAAAGTCTTTTTAGTAACAGGCAAAGATACTTCAAATAAATTTTGTCCAGGTTCAACAGGATCTATTTCTAATCTTTTTAATTTTAGTTCTGAAAGATTAAATGTTTTTTTGTTAGTAAAAGAGCATTTTGGACAGTCTACAGAAACTTCATAATCTGCTCCATATCCTGTAATTCTTAAAGAAGTTAAAATAGCATTTCTATCACCACTAATCATTGCATCAGGATCAATTGACTTATCAACAAGACATGACTTAATAAGTTCTGTTAATACAGATCCATTTTTAATAAGCACTCTTGACATTAGAATATCTTCTTCTCTTGCTGTCATTGGTCTAATATCTAAAGTTTCTTTATTATACAGACTTGAAGAAGGATCATATATAATACCTTTAGATGGAAGTGGAACACTTTCAATGGGTATATCAATTCCAAAATCTTCTTTCATAACGTCAACTCTTTTTATTCCTTCGTAAGCTGACTTGTCAATAGGCTTATTAATATCACTATTCATATTTTAAATTCTCCTTATTATACAGAAAGTAATTTTATATCTTCAGCAAGATTTGTTAAACTTTTTATTTCTTTGCTAAGCTCATTTAATGTAAATAATTGTATAGGATTTGTTTCATTTCTAGAACTTTTTAGCTGAATATATAATTTTGTTTTTAATATATTGTTTAATAGATCTTCGTTAACGCCTGTAATGCTAGGATTAGGTACAGATACTTGAAAATCTTCTATTATATTTTGGCTTTTTAAATTTTCCATTATTGCCCTTATTTTATTTTCAGCAACAACATAAGAGTTACTAGTACTAGAATTTAGATCAAACAATATTCCGTTTCTATTTAGAATTAATTCGCTTTCTAAAACTTTTTTAACATGATTTATTGCTCTAACAGATTCTAGTTGTCTATATTCGGAACTTCTTATTCCAAACGTAGTATTAGAAGTATAAAGTCTTAATCCTTCTGAATTGTCATCAATAATAATATTTAAACCGTTTTCTTTTAAAGTTTTTAATCTATCTTCAAAAAACTCTTCAGAATACTTAAAGTTTTCATTATCTATTAATTCATTTCCTAAATCATATTGAAAGTCAATACTATTTATAGGATCACTAATTGTTTGTGACATAAGCCCAGAAATATACACAGTTGGACAATGTATGAATTTTCTTTCATTATCTATTATTTCACCCAATAAAGGGACAAAGTACTTACTGGAATAATCGTATAAATTAAAATTCCTATAATACAGATCATAGTTGTTTATAACTTTTTCTCTATATTCTATTTTACCGCTAGATACATTTTTTATTATTGTATCTTCTCTATTTATATTGACTTCATCACTTATAACAAAAAAGTCTCCTGATATTTCTTCTGTAGTTACAACATTTTGTATATCAGTTAAATAAATAAATCTTTCTTCTTCATTAGATATTCTTATTATCTTTTTTGATATTTCTTTATCTCTAATACCAGGTATTATAAATATATCACCAAGACAATTAGAAAATTCAGTTGCTAAGTCTATAGCGTGTTTATAAGATTCTTTTGTTACAGTATTTGATTCTCTATTGTTTTCTCTAGTTATAGCATTATTATTTAAAAACTTTTTATCTTTATCTAATATATTTGTTCCATCAAAACCTCCATAAGTAAATACATCAAATGTGAGTTTGAAAGAATCTATATTGTATCTTGAGTTTTTATTGCTATCAAGTACTTCGTCAATATTTAAATATTTATAAGCTGTATAAGCTGTTGAATGTAAACTACTATCTATTGTTTTACCTGATCTGATATAAATAGATTTTTCTAATAAATTAGTTAATACTAAACTATTACTTTTTTGAGGATAAGCAATTTTTTCTAGATGAAAGAAAGAATTTAACCAATTAGATTCTTCAACCCATACATTTTTAGAAGGACTAGTTTTATTTGACTGAAAATATTTTGTATAGAAGTAGTGAGGTGAAAAATGTTTATCGTTTTCATTACTATCTCTAAATTCATAGATGTTTTGTTTATAAAGATAAGTGCTATTAGATGAAGTATTTTGATTATAGAGAATAATATTTTTGTAAATTTCTTCTTTTGATTTTATATTATAGAATAGAGAACCCCAAGAATTAATATACTCTATATCTTCAGGCAAACTTTTATCTATAGAATAATTAGGATTATAAGTTAAAGGTAACTGATTAATATTACTAAAATAATTATCAAACTTAGTAGAATCATCTAATTCAGTTATATCATTTACCTGATAGCTTTTAAAAGCAATTTTATTAAATTCTATATGTGGATAACCTTCAAATCCACTAGGAATATATGTTACTTCTAACTTTTTATTTATAACATCTTCGCTTAATTCTACTCTAACGTTTTTACTAACATTTTCAAAAAGACCTGTAGTTATAACTTTTTTAGATGATATATCATAATAAGTTTTTTTAGTACCTATTCTTCTGCCAATATAATCCATATCATCAGGGTTTAAATTTAAATCTCTGTAAGTCTCTAATAAAGAATATGTATTATCAATCAAGTTATATTCAAAAATAAAAACGTCAAATCGCGAGAACCTTTTCTCGTATATATCACCTATTTGTTTAGGCGCTATTTTTATTCTAAATCTATTTCCTATTTCACCATCATCTAAAGAATAAAATCTAAAAAGTCTATAAACGTTTTTTGATATATTAACTCTATTTGTTTGCAAATCATTTCTATTGTAAGGCTGTGAAACTATCCAAGGAGTTTTTGCAACTTGATATTTGTCCCTAAATTCATTATAATCAGGTACAATATTATCACCAGCAGCAGATTCAACAGTTTGTTTTTTTAATGCAGTAAATATACTTACATTGTTTTGATTTGATGTTGGATTTTTTAGATTTAAAGTTCTATTTGTATTAAAACTGCAATAAAATTTATGGCCTTTTTCTTGTATTCTACTAGAATAATAATTTTTAGAAAGTGATTCTTTAAATTCTTTGTTACTTTGTGATCTTAATATATCAAACTCTGTAATCTGAATAACATTGTTAGCATTACTGACGTTAGATAAACCATTCAATAGTATATAAAAATTTGTTGAAAAAGTAGGAGTATTAACATTAGATTGATATGAAAAAGGATAGCCTAATAAACCAGATGAAGAAAAGTTAAATGTTGCTTGTTTTGTAGATAATTGTAAATTTGCTTCTTCTATTAAGACAGGTTGTGGATCAAAGTGATTAAAGTTTATTGTAAGATCATTATTTGAATCTTTAGAATGTAAAGTAGGAAAAACACCTTGGGGACACATTATAACGTCTGTTATAAATTTTGAACTTGTACCTGAAATAGAAAGTTCATTTAAGTAGTTTTTAAAAGGATCTAAATTAGTAGTAGATATATTTTCCATATCTTTTATTATAAAACTTACAGATCCTTCTATTCCTCCAGAAACACTATTTGGATTTTCATAAACAGAGTTATTTAAAATAGAGTTTCTATATATAGGCTCTGACAAGTTAAACCCACTACCTTCATAAACACCTTCAGCATTTTTAACTCCAGTACCTAAACCTAAAACTCTAGTAAACGAAAATTGTGTCCCGCCGTTTTCAAACCAAACCCTTGAAGATTCATAACCTTGTGAGTCAACATTACAAGAATATTCGTCTCTTAAATTTTTAAACTTATTAAATTCTTGTAATCCAAAAATGTTTTCGAATGTATTTTTAACATTGTCATCTTCTTCATGTAAAGCTATTTGCGTAGGAACAAATGCAGGTCCTTTATGAGAAACGCCTATAGAACATAAAGTATCAATATTAAAACTAGGATTAATAACACCTTTAAGCGAAGGTATATCGCTATGTCTTTCAACTCTATTCATAGATAATCTGCTCTTTTTGTAATACTAATTTATAATGATATATATCAAAAAAAACAAAATTATCTATAAATAGAAATTTTAATATTGATTAGTACTGGAGAACACAGTTGTCGTACTTAAGAGTCAATGAAATTTCCATTAAGTTTTCGTTGTCATAAGATAATGAACCAAAATTAGCACTTGTAATAAATGCTCCTTTAATATCCCAAAGTTCAATTACAGTTCCTACAGGATCAAGAAGCTTAAGTTGACAATCTCTCTTATAAAAGTCTGCATATCCAGCTCTACCACTAACACTTTCATGATGAGTTCTAACCCATTCCATAACTTGTTGAGCGCCACTTGGAGCGATAGGATCATGTAAAGTACATTGAATATCATTAAAAGTCATTCTTCCTGCAACATGTCTTTCACTATTTATCCATCTAATAGTTTGAGGTGAAGTACTGTATGTAGGTCTATTAGCTGTCTTCATAAGAAAAGCGTCTATACCTTCAATAGCAAATACCCATCTATTTCCTCTTTTTGATTCAAACTTATTTGGTATCATTTCTGTAACTGATAATGTTTCAGCCATTGTTATTTTCTCCTAAATCTTTATAATATATATTAAGTTAATCTATAATTATTGAATTGTATTTGCAACAACGAAGTCAAGAGAAATAAATTCTACAGATTTTGTTGGTTGTAAATAAATTTTGCCTCTAATTGTGTTATTTTCAATGTCGTTTTGTGTTGTAGTTGTTGTATCAATCAAAACTTTATATCTAACAACGCCTCTTCTTCTTTGAACGTCTTGCATAATTGGTTCAACTAATGCAGAAAATCTTTCCAATGTTGATTCACGATTAGGTTCAAATAATAAACTCTCACCAATTTTCTTAACTTTTCTACGAATATCAATAAGAAGTCTTCTAACATTTATTCTATCAAGTGCTGATGCACTTTGAAGCAATGTTTTCTGTCCAAATGCATAAACTTCACCTGGTCGACCAGCTGGAACGTAAATAGGATTTATATCATTGTCATAAAGATCATCCAGAAGCTCTCTGTTCATTTGAACCTTTGAGTCTATAGAATTGGTAAGGGTACCTCTTGTTAAACCAGCAGGAGCAGCCCAAGGTGCTTCTAAAGTATCGTTACGACTCATAACGCCAATCATTGCAACACTTGGAGGAACTTCAACAGGTGCAGAATCAGATGTTCTTCTTATTAAAACATTTGGGAAATAAGCTGCTGCAAAAGAAGAATCCAAAGATCTAACAGCAAACTCAGAAATCGTATTTCCTACGTGTGGTAATTCTTCGTCATTAACTCCCTCTATAAATCTATTTGCTCCCTTTTGTTCTATATCCATTACTAACATTGCATCAAATCTTGTCTCGCAAGCTGTAATTGCATAATTAGTCACAGAAAAAGCTCTTTGCCCAGGAATAGCTAATAATTGGAATTCTGCAGCAGACTTATCTGATAACACATCAATTGCTTTTCTATAAGACATAACTGTAGGACCTGTTACTTGACTTGTTCCTTTTTCGTCTCTACTCTCTCTAGATGCAGCAGCTCCATTTAACTCAGACTTATCTTTGTCAAATATATTAACTCCATCCCATCCTCCTTGGAATAAACATCTAAACTTAAGATATTTAACATTACTTCCCTTTGCATCCTTTGAAATACTAACAAATCTACCACCTGTTCCATAAACACCATCTCTATTATAACGTGCTTGACCCCAAGAAGTAATAAAATCACTGCTAATACCTCCAGCAGGTATTTTAATCTTTTCTAAACTAAAGAATGAATTTTGAAAAGTATCAGCATCATCTTCTTTATAAACAAGCGAAGGATAAAACTTTGCCCAACTCAAAAGAGATTTATTGAATTCATTTTCTATGTGCTCTTTAGGATTAGTATCTTCATTAACGTTTTTCTTAATACCTAGCTTGACACCCCAAGCTAAATCATTAGTAGCTTCATAAACACTATCAGTAACTTTTTTACTTATAGATGTTACGTAAAAAAGAGGTAAAACTTTTATGTCATTAAGTTTGTTTATTTTATTATTTGAACTATCTGAAAATACTAATTGATCATCGCCATCTGTAAACTCTTCAGTAAACTCGCTAGTTGTATGTAAGTAACCGTGTCCTTTAAAACCTGTAGGCAAAGCATCGATATTAACTGTATTTCTTTTTAGTTCATCTGATAGTTCAACTCTTACATACTCGTTTCTTACTTCAAAATTACCTTTTGTTCTTAATTTTTGAGAAGAGAAATCGTAATATGTATATTTATCACCTATAACTCTTCCGATATAATTTCTACTATTAGGATCTAAATTTAATTGTTTCCAAGTAACAACAGGAGTTCCTAATATAGAATCTGAACTGTATTCTTCTAAAGTAAGAGAAAATGTTCCATAATCATCTTTTTCATATCTTAAGTCAGATATTAAAACTCTATATAAACTATTTCCACTACTACCATCATCTAAAATATGTAATTTAAATAACTTATGTACACCATCAGTTCCTCTATTTGACGTATCATTTCCTCCGTTATATTGAGAAACTATCCAAGGAGTTTTTGCCGTTCCAAATCTACCCTCAAACTTTTCATATTCATAATCAGTATCACTAGAATCTTTTGATATAAGAAATCCTGTCATGTTAGTGTAATCTGTTCCATTTATTGGAGCACCACCTCTTAATAAACCGCTATTACTAACTTGTGCTACAGCAGCTTCAATATCCCAATTTGCGTATAAATAATGACCAAGCTCTTCTATTTTAGTTGGGTCTGTATTTAAAACTTTAGCAAAGTAATTGTCATCTTGAGGATTAAAAGAACATGTATAAACAGAAGACTGTTCAGCGTTAAGAAATCCATTTAATACTATTTTAAATGTATTATTAGTTACATCACCTACAGAATATCCAACTAAATTACTACCTGTAGTATTACCAAAAACACTTATGTTTACTTCTTTAGAAATATTACTTGTAACATCAGCAGATGCTTCAGAATAAGATACATAGTTATTTTTTACAGTATTTCCTTCTGTAACATTTAATGTTGGTTTAACACCTTGAGGAGCCATTAAAATACCACGAATTACTGGAGCAGCTGCTCCTCCTCCTCCTGTAAAGTTAACTGTTTTTGGCCCGTGATTTCCAACTAAGCTAAATCCGCTAGTATTGCTAAATGTAGCATATTCACCCATTTCAATTCCTACACAAGTCGTGTCACCTCTTAAACCACCTTGAGCACTACCTTCAGCAACAAAAGTATCGTTTGCTGCATTATTGTTTTTATATGTTAATGTTAAAGAATCATTTGCGTCATCAACTGTAACATCTAAAGATAGATGAACACTAGAAATACCAGCTTTATTGCTAGGGTCAATTATTTCGTTTCTTAAATTATAAAGTGTTTCCTGTAGGTCGACACCTATTTTAACTTTTCTTGGTTGTCCTGAGTTTTGCCCATTTTCATCGTCTCTGGTTACATCAAATAATAAGTGAAGTTTATGCCATCCATCAACATCATCAACTCTTTGAGTCCTAATAACTAATTTATCACCAACACGAGGATTTCCAGTTAACTTAATTGTTAAGTTTTTCTTTTCAGAGCTATCTGTTCCACCATAAAAATGACATGCTGCAAAGTCTGCTTTAGTCTTTTCATTAGTTGTAGATAAAACAGCGTTTGCTTGACTAGAAGCATTTACAAGTGTAATATTAGACAGAGTAAAGGCTGTAATATTTGGAGAGTCATCAGGATCAGCATTGCCATCTTCACCAAGATTTTTTTGAAAGATAGTTAACTTAGTACTTTGTGTATCTAATGTTGTTGTAGATAAGCCTTGATGAAGAGTAGCTGTACCACCTGAAGGTGCTACTCGGTCAATTGCAGTTTTTAAATTTCTTAAAGATTCTAAAAGTGTAGATCCAATTTGAACCCATACATTATTATTAGACTTAATGACATATTTACCTGTAACTAAATCAGCAGTTGTATTTCCTCCACTTGTTTGAGTTATCACGATAGATTCTGCAGCTTTAAAGTGATATGAAACACCTTTTTCTGTAAGTGATGCATCTCCATCATTTTCAATTAGGTTAAAAGTAATTGTTTCATTTGCAGAAACATTTGCAGAAGTTCCTGCAGTTTTCATTATATCAAATCTTGCAGCAGTATTTCCAGCAGAACCAAAACTCACAGTTTGACTAACTTCAGATGCTGTTTTACCACCAACATTAATATCTGTAACTACACCATCTGATTTCATGTCAGACTCAGCAGTCATATTATTTGTTGCTGTTCCTAAAGAAGAGTGTTGAGAAGAAATTGTTAAAGTACTTCCTGTTAAAGATGCTATTAAATGTGCATCTAAACGTGTTGAATTATCATCTGCTACAGTAGTTCCATTGATAGCATCTCTTAAATCAGTAAGTACTACAGCGTTAGAACCATCAGCTTTAATAACTTTATCATTATCATTTAGTGCTTCTCCGTCTGAAAAAGTAAAAGTGACTACTTTTGTTGTAGAAGAATTGTTAGGATCAGTATTAAAAGTTAACTTTAAAGTACTTCCATCTGTTATATGAGTATCATTACTTAAAGTTATTTTTAATGATCCAGCTGCTTGTGCTGTTTGAACTCCAGAATCTTGAAGAAATGTACTTCCTGTTGAATCTTTCATAAAGCAACCAAGCATGTGAGTTCTTGCTATTTCTGTAGCTTTTGTTCTTCTGTTATCATCTATTGATGCATATTTGTTTTTGAATACTTTTGATCTATTAGCAGAGTCTTCTGGATTTAATTGAACTTGTTCACTTCCTACAACAAATCCAGATCCTGTTGCTGCAGAACTTCCATCACCAACACCAAGAACTCTAATAAAAGTTCCTGCTTGTGAATTTCTCATCCATTCGTTAAAAGCTAAAGGTGCATATAAATTTGAATTTTTAAGTCTACCTCTAGAAGTCATGCTTCCAAAAACTTCTTGAAACTGCTGCATATTGGCAAATGTTCTAGGTACAAAGGCAGGACCTTTATGTGAAGTACCAACAATAGCAGCTGGAACGCCTTGCGGCTCTATAGAAGTAGAGCTTACTTGTGATAAGTCAATTTCTCTTAGTGTTACTCTTGCTGATCCTTGTTTTTGTCCAGCCATGTTATTTAATCTCCTATTAATTTGTTTTATTTATTAACTATTATTATGATGGGAATTCTACGCCACTATTTGTAATAATGAAGTCCATTGCTATAAATTCAACTGCTCTTGTAGGCACAACAATAATCTTTCCGTTAAGTCTATTATTATCAACATCCTCGTCAGTATTATTTGTTTCATCCATTATAACTCTAAAATCTTCAATACCAGAATTTATCTGAATATCATTTAACTCTCTAGTTGCGCTAGAAATAAAAGATGATCTTGTTTGAGCGTCATTTTGAGCAAATAATAATCCTAAAGCAATCTTTTCAATTCGCATCTTTATCTCAATCATTAATCTTCTAACATTAACTCTATCCAAAGCAGTTCTAGCTACTTGAGTTGTTTTCTGACCAAAAATAACAAATTGATTATTGGGAAAACTAGCAATAGGATTAATTCTAGACTCATATAATGTATCCCTGTCAGCAGCATTTAATCTTGAATCAACAGATGCAACAGAAGCTAAAGCGCCTCTAGAAAAACCAGCAGGGGCATACCAAGGTTGAGAATCATTATCTGTTTTCGCAAGAGCACCTAAAGCAACAACAGAAGCAGGTACATGAACAAGTCTAGGATTAAATTGACTCGCTCCTAAATCGTCACCCTGATCTAATATTGTAACGTCTGGGAAATAAGTTGCTACATAATTATTATCTAAATCTTTTCCATTAAACTTTGTAGAAGTAGCATCAGCATCAGGTACTAATGATGTTACTCCACTTGAATCTAAAAATATTCTAGTATCATAAGAATCATAATGTGGAATATCCATTAAATATATAGCTTTACCATACTCTTTAACTCTTTCAGATACGTAGCTTGTAATTAGATCATCTCTTATTCCAGGTAAAACCAATACATTATGATTTATAACAAGTTCGTCTGTCATTAACTTAACAGCACTTCTAAAAGCGTTTATAGAATTGTTTGATAATCTTTCACCACTCATTCCAGATGAAGTTCCAGACAAACCACTTGTATAATTTACACCATGACCACCTGATTCTACAGATGCAGATTTGTCTGTAAAGTAATATGAATCTTTATCCATAATATTTACCCCATCAAAACCTCCATACATAGGCGCTGTAAATTTAGCCATTCTATTGTACTTGTTAAATTTAACCTTGTCTTCTTTTAAAAGACCAGCTAAAGTCAATCTTATTTCATTGCTATTAGTTGCACCTTCTGTTGTAAAAGGATCTTGTGTTAGTGACATTTTAATTTGACCAGAAGCTGAATCATAAATATTACTCGAAACTTCAGCGTTTCTAATATATACTGCTTCTAAATAAACATCACTAACAGTTCCAGAAACTGTAGAAGAAGATGATTCCTTTAAAGCAACTTTTGCTAAACTAAATTTATTATTATTTATTGTATCACTATCTAATCCACTTGTTAGAACATTAACAACTTTCCCTAAAGTTTTAACAAGGTTACCTGCTAGCCTATTAGAATCAATATCAGTAGCTCTATTAGGATTATGAATATCTGTTATTCTGCTAGCATTTAATCCCCAATGTAAATTAGTATTAACAGATTCACTATTTAACTCTAATCCATCACTACCTAAAACTTGACCTAAATAAGTTTGAAAATACTTACCATCAGGCTTTCTCATATCTCCTAATGTAACTTTCATTCTATAAGGTAATGGAGGTATAACTGATAATAATAACTTGTTAGATCCAGCATTAGCAGCAACAAGTGTATTTGATGAATCGTCAATACCAATAAGATAATTTGAACTAGCATCTCTGCTTGATTGTCCGTCTTTAAGCGTGCTTGTTGTTTTTAAAGTAGGAATACCTCTAAATCCAAAAGGAAGAGCATCTTCAGGTACTTCACCCATTAAAACATCATCAGAGATTTTAATTCTAACTCTTTCTGATTGATTCTCATAAGTTCCTTCTCTAACTAATCTTTTTTCGTTTTCATCGTCTGTTGCTAAGTTTAAATAAATCTTTTGATCACCAATAACTTTAGCAATATAATTGTCAGAGTTTGGGTTTAAAGATACTCTTTCAAATGATTCAAAAACTGTAGGATTTAAATCAGAATCGTATAAGTCTCTAACTTGAACTGAAAATGTTCCAAACTTATCATTAGGATCTGTAGAAGCTCTTAAATCAGAAATACTTACTTTATATTTTCCTGAACCAAACTCACCATCGTCAATTGATTCGAATTTAAAAAGTTCATATTCTCTTTCACCGTAGGGCTGTGAGATAAACATTGGCGTTTGTGCTGCAGTAAACTTGCTAGAAAAGTCACCGTAATAATTTAAATACGAATCTTTTCCTCGTAATATAGCAACTTTATTACCCGCAACATCAGCAACAGATGTATCTACAGGAAAATCTGCATATAAATAATGTAACTTTTCTTGATGTTTAAAGCTATCAGTATTTAAAACTTTAGATATATAAGCATCATCGCTAGGATCTAAAGAAACAACATAAGATGCAACTTCTGCATCTTCGTCAGCTTTATTTACTATAATTAATTTAAATCTAGAAGATGATGCAGTTGCAACATCGTTATCACCAGCATTACTAACAGCTGCTCCTACTTCGCATATTAGCATTGAATGATCTTTTTCCATAAAAATCATTGCTCTAATAAGTTGCGCATTAAGCTCTGTTCCTGTAGTTAAGACGCCATCACTTGGATCTTGATCTGCAGCTAGCGTAATCGAGTTATTATCGTTTAATAGCCCAAGTGTAACGTGCTCTGCATTATTTACTGTATGATCTGCAACAATAAATTGAACTGCGCCAGAAGCTCTATTAGTATTTAAACCAGCACCTCCTGGTCCTGCAGTTCCTACTACTTTAAAGCCTGCGTTTACTGAGCTTGATCCGTGACCTGCGCCTAAAACTCTACACATCGTAAGAGATTTACCACCGTTAGAAAAGAATTCTGCAGCAGCATGTGCAGAATCTCTATCTTGTTCGGGTTGTCCAAAAACTCTTACGTACTCTTGAAATGAAGTGACTGTTGTTGGTACAAAAGCTGGTCCTTTTTGTGTTGACCCGATGACACCCACTGGTGTTGTATAATTTCTAAATAATGGTCTGCTAATTATTTCTATTTCTCGTTCAAAGAATCCTGGAGACTTAAATGTCTGTTCAGCCATAGTTATAACTCCTAAATTATATATTCATCTATTAAATATGTAATTACGATCCAAATATTACTCTTCGTTAGAAATATTAAACAAAACTTCAGCAAAACGAGAATCATATAGCGTTTCTCCCTGTCCTGTAGATGTTGTTACCATAACAGGAACAGAATTACCACTAGAATCTTTAAAAACTTTTTTAACTTTTTTAGTATAGTCTGTTCCTCTTTCACCTACAAGCTCTGATTTATATTTTTCGTCTTGCGAATTTGAAGAAAAAGCATCCGATTTATCGTAATTATTTAAATTATTTGAATTCTCAAAAGAATCTATTCCTATCTGCATGCTTGGAACAAATCCATCTTCAGTTCTAAGATCATCTAAAATGTTTGCATTAGGATCACTATCTTGAACTCCGTTTGATTTTGGCTCAATATTTGTATAATCGGTTAACACTTCGAAATTAATAACAGGAGAGCTTACGAATGATCTTAAAGCTGTTTTACCATTTTTTATATTAGGAGCTATAATGTATCCATTGGTACTTAAAGTTAAAGTATTCTTTACAAACCTTTCACCATCAGTATAATCTTCATATGAGTTTTGCTGAGATATCTGATCTTGTATAGACGCTGTAAACCAATAACCTTTATCAGACTCTATTTTTAATATATTTCCCGGGTTTATTGTAAAACTATTTAATACTGCTTCTAGAAAATGATTCATTTGCTGAGTAAATGATGCCCATAATATAATATTATATGTTGCTGAATAATATTTTATTGGTGGTATTTCTATAGTTTCTATAATATTGTTTTTAATGTTAGGCTTTAATGAAAAATCTACTTCTTTTTCTTCTTTAGATTCAGAATTACTTGAATTTCTTAAATTTTCAAAGTTATTTAGTTGTCTATATATAATATCTTTAGGTGATATCTTTTTCTTTATTACGTGAGGAAACATTTGATTGTTTGCAGGATGTGTAGCTTTACTTGAAATAGAATCTCTAGATATTGAAACTAAAGGTAAAATAAGTGCACCTGTTCTATCTATAATAGGTTTTTTTCTTCTTAATAAAGCATATCTTTCACCTGTAGCAAATATAACAGGAACTTTCTTTTGTTCACCTTTTAAATCATAATATAAAGGCATTTGCTTGTCAAAAAGATTAAATACAGCTTTATCTAAATCTTCTATTCCACAAGAAGGAATAGTAAAGTTTTCTGTGTAATTTTGACCTTCATATCCTGTAGGAGCATATCTATTTTTTATTTCATCATACTTTGTAGTCATTAGTCATCTCCATAAAAAGAAGAACCAATACCATTTAAAGATCTTTCAGTACCGTCAGGAGCAACTTTTCTTGCTTTACCAATAGGTGCTTCTAAAACTTTATCTTCTACTAATTGTCGCTTATCAGTTTCAGTTAATCCTCTTTGTTGTTCAAAAGTAGTTTGTATTGCATCTTTATCAGAGTAGAATTCATTAGTAGGTCCTAATGGAGTTTTATTTATATTTTCTATTCTTGTTTGTATAGCATTTAATTTAATAGATACAACTCTTTCAACTTGTCCAAAAGCAATTTGATCTGTAAATACTGATGTTATTTCATAGAAATTGTCTCCATAAGAAAAGTAATCTCCGTCTTTTACGTCAATATTTCTGTCTATTAAGTCTCTTGGGTGAAGATAAGCAATAATCTTTTTTAATTGCTCTTGACCAAATCTAGTTGTTTTAACAACAGAAGGCTGCCATTCAATAAGACATTCAACTTCTACAGGAGGATTAAATATCTTATGTATTGATTCTTCATATATGTCATGAACATTAGACAAATCTTCTCTAACTGTATAATAATATATTTTTTGACCTACAACATCTTTTATTAATTCTTTTGTAATATCAGATATAAAGTCAGCTTCTCTTTGCCCAATAAATAATCTTGCCATTTTTTTATCCTTATCCCATTATTATCGCTCTGCCATTAGGCACAGGAATATTTTTAAGTATCGATCGCATAGAATCAGACTGAGCTGCGTCACTCTCAATAAGCTTCTGATATGTTAGTTTATCTAATGTTTCACCTAGCCCTTGATTTAGTTTGTCTTTTTCTGTAGCAGCCTGACTTAATAAATCAGATCCGTTTAATTGCAAGCTTCCTCCAGGTATAGGAACAGTTCCAAACTTTGATCTTATTAATCCTAAAGTTTCTTTGCATAAAGCTAAAGTATATTGTCTTATCCACTGACGTGACATTGCATTCATTCCTTTAAAAGGAATATTTCCAAAAGGAACATTAGATATATTAGATACACCTTGCAAAGAAGTATCATCATAAGGTAAAGAAGGTTTGTAAGGATCAGCTGGGAATGTAAACTTTATAAATAGATTCATTGGATTACTACTTGTAGGATTAGGATAAATTCTTAAATCTTGACCTTGTAATTTATAAGAATAGTTACTTCTTCTTACTCTATTAGATATGTCTAATTGACCAGCTCTTAATAAATCTTCAAAAACAGGTAATACATAAAAAACAGTTTCAGGAGTAAAAGATTCAAAAGCAAATTGATTATTTAAATAATTTATTGCTGAAGTTGTATCAAAAAATCTGTATGCAGCTTGTGGAGAAAAATGAAATATTTCTTGAATTTTTATTTTTGATTGTTGAGCATTTTGTGCATTTTTATAATCTTTATAAGCTGGATTAAAAATGCTATACTGCGTAGAATTAGTACCATCATAACTAATTAG